GAACAACTTGAAGTCATTGGCAACAAACGTGATGATGAAACAGGTACTGTTGAAGACATTGCCTTTGTTCGTTTCCAATATTTACACTCACACAAAGATCTTAGGAAATACTTTGTTAGTCTTGATAACCCTATATTTAGGCATAATTTTAATATTACACTGAGGGTCCAGCGCGAACACACCACCTTACAGATGGTGTCGAAGGCTGGTCTATCTAATGTTAACTATAAGAATTATTCAGTTGACACTTGTATTGAATATGCTTTGCGTACCTATGATGGTGATTGTGGCGCTGTTTGTTATTACAACAACCCAAGCAGCTGTACCCCCATCATATTAGGCATACATACTGCTGGCAGTCCTTCAGGCTATGGTATCAGCTATTTCATAGACGCTGATGACATAGAACAGGTTTTACCTCGCTTCAAGCAGAATACCAGATCGCCTCTTATTGAGGACGATGATGCTATTGTTCCAGAAGTTGTTGAGCCTCAGATGTTTGTTAGTGACACTATTGGTCTTGATGACCCAGAACCTTTACCTGACGTAAAGAGTGATAATAAAATTGCAGTGTCTAGAGTCACTAGACCTCATTTGGCTAGTAAGTCTCGGATTATTCCGAGTAAAGTCTTCGGCAAATGGGGTAAAGCGATTACTAAACCTGCTGCTTTACGTGACTTTGTGAAAGATGGTGAAGTTATAAAACCCCACAAGAAAGCTATTGAGGATTATGGTGGATCTGTCTCTGTTTATTCAGAACCCCTTCTTAAGAGTGTGACTGATGAGTATATCAATCACATCCACGCTGGAGCAATTATCCCTCAGCCTTGGGAGCCTAGATTATGGACTTTTGAGGAGGCCTGTAAGGGCATAGATGGGCAGGATTTTTGTGAATCCATACCTAGAGGAACTAGCGCTGGCTATCCCTTCTGCCTCACAACTAAGAAACCTGGTAAGCAGGATTTCTTTGGAAGTGGCCCAGAATTTGATTTTGGTCCTGGTTGTGATGTGTTGAAGGAAAGAGTTAACTTTATACTGGACCAGGCTAAGGCTTCCAAAAGGTGCAGTCACATTTTTATGACTTTTCTTAAGGATGAGAGGCGAAAGCTAACCAAATCCAATAATGGTGATACTCGTATGATAGCTGCTACTGATTTAGCATTTCTAGTGGTTTGTCGCATGTATTTTGGTGACTTCGTTAGGTGGTTTATGGTGAATAAAGTATCTAATGGGAGCGCGATAGGGGTTAATCCTTACGGCCTTGAATGGGCCAGAATAATGCGTAAACTCACGGAGCTTGAAGATAAAGTAATAGATGCCGATTATGGTAAATATGACAAGACTCAGCGGCAGAACTTCATAAAGGCGGCTTTAACTGTAGTAGAATCTTACTATAGTGGATGTCCTGAAGAAGATCAAATCGTGCGAGCCTTATTTATACAAGAGCTCTTAAATCCCCAGTATTTGGAGGATGGTATCATATGGAGTGCCAGTGGGTCTATGCCCTCTGGTAGCTTCTTTACTACTTTCTTCAATACAATTATTAATAACATATTGTTGAGATATGCCTTAGTTGGCAGTGCTATAGATGTTGACCATAGGATCGCCACGCATGAGGATATTATACCTTGGGTTGAGAGATTGTCTCTTGATGCTAGGTTTATAGCTCTAGGTGATGATAATATGTGGTCGGTGTCTGGTCAATTAGGTGAGGTGGTGACGCCCCGTAGAGTTGGTCAGGTACTGCGAGATATAGGTTATACTTATACTGCCTCGGATAAGTCGGAATTGGGATCTGAGTACAAACAGATAAAAGATTGTACTTTTCTCAAGCGTGGTTTTTATACTCAAGGCAAGGCTGTCTTAGCCCCGTTAGATATGAATACTATACGAGAGATGTCCTATTGGACGACCACGAATGCGCCCCCAGATAATGAATACGAAGTTCTGTGCTCTGCTCTTTATGAGTTAGGTATGCATTCAGAATCAGTATTTGATAACTGGGCACCCAAATTTATACAGGCTTCCATTAAGTACTATGGGAAGCCACCTCCTTTTACAACTTACCATGCCTGTAGAGCTAAGGTGAGGAGTATAGAGGCAAAGTACTAACTATAAGAGCCAACCCCCTAGTTGCTATTTCAAGGGGCGTTCTTTATTACGGTGACTTATTTAGGTCAGGGATGCCGTGCAGCAGTCCTGCAATATCCCGCAAATAGCTAGCAGCATAAATTGATTCATTTCATGCTGTGAAAATAACGAATCGCTGACAAAGAAAGTATTTTAATCACAGAAGGAAATCATGGTGGCACGCCAATTTCCAATATGACGGAATCCGTCACTACCACATTCGTGGATGACTCGATTTCAGTGCAAACAACATTTCCCCGGGCTATGTCAGGTGTTAACGGAATGTCAGTATCGGCTGTTGCTGATCCTAGCATTGCGTCTTTCTTGGCTAAGCCTTACTTGGTTTCTCAAGTGGCATGGACCGCTGCGAATGCTAGTAACACTAATCTTATTAGTTATGTTACTTCAACCTTTACTTCTCCTGACATATTTGCGTCAAAGTTGAAAGGGTTTTCAATGTATCGCGGTACTATGGTTGCTAGATTAGTCATCAATGCCCAGCCTTTTCAAGCTGGACGCCTGCTTATGCATGTTGTCCCGTTTGTCCAGGCATCACCTTCTTATTACCTCAATGCTCATAACATTGATCTCACTCAAAAGACTCAGCATCCTTCAGTCGAACTTGACTGTCGTGATACCACTGCTGAAATTGAGATCCCTTGGGTGGGTCCAACTCCGTGGTGTTCTATTGTCGATCCTTTGATCGACTGGGGCAACATTTATGTCGATGTTTTGAGTCCGTTGTTAACCGGTACCTCCGGTTCAACTACGGTTGAGGCTTCTCTTTTTATTTATCTCAAGGATGCCGAATTCGCAGCTCCTATTGTGCCACAGTCTGGTGATAAATCTGTTTCTAAAATGAAACGGACTAAGAAAACTGTGTCCACAGAAGCTGAGAATGACGGGATTTCCCAAGGTAAACCTATCTCTAACATTTTACGAATGTCTGCTAGAGTCGCTGAATTTGCTGCAGGAGTGCCTATGCTCTCCTCCTTTGCAGCCCCAGCTTCATGGGTCCTCGACGCTAGCGCTAACCTTGCCAGTAAGTTTGGTTGGTCTAAACCAAATTTGGTTACGCCTCCTCAGTATATGGTCTTACGACCTTTGCATAATATGGGTAACTGTTCTGGTACGTCACAAGCTGAGCCTTTGTCACTTAGTGCGGACCCTATGGTTAGCATGCTTCCAGGGTTTGGTGGCACTGACATTGACGAAATGTCTTGGAATTATATTAAAAGTGTCCCTGCCTTCCTTGAACGATTTAGTTTCGCTAGTGCTAACGCAGTTGGCACTAACGTATACACTAAACATATTGGGCCTGGATTTCTGTATAATTCCTACTCGAGTGGTTTAGCTAGTCCTAACACTTCTTTGTATCGCACTTATCCACCATTTTGCTACATTAGTAATATTTTTGCTAATTGGCGTGGTGGTATTGTAGTTACCATTAAGATGGTTAAGACCGATTATCACTCTGGTCGCTTGTTGGTTACTTGGACACCCAATGACGTTTCAGCGACTACTCCCACCTTGGCCACATCTGCCTACTCTATGAGGACGATCATAGATATTCGTGATGTTACCGAGGTTGAAATAACCTTACCTTATATGCTGGATAACCCTTGGCAACAATTTGATCTAGATATGGGTCAACTTGATATTATTGTTCTTAATACTCTGCAGGGACCCAACACTGTTGGATCCACTATTGATTGTTTAGTTTATTATCATGCTGCTCCCGATTTTGATCTAGCCGCCCCGAATTCAGTATTTAACCAAACTTATGTTCCCAATTCTGGTGATAAAAGCGCCAAGGAGATTTTTGAAATCTGTTGTGATATTGGATGCCCTTGCCATAATATTAAACCACAGTCTGGTGACAAGCCAAACACTAAAGTGGCAGGTGTTATTGGTAATGATACTTCTACTATTCCAGCAATTGAGGAATTTACTATTGGTGAAAAATTCACTAGTGTCAAACAACTTATTTCTAGATATTCTCGCATGTACTTCGCTGCTGCTACTATGGATAATGCTGTCGCTTTTAGAATGTATCCTTGGTCTGTTGGTGGAGTGTTGGGAACACCTGCTATCGCGACTGGTTCTTATCTTGGTGATATGTATTCTTATCTTGCCCCCGGTTTTGCCCTTGCGCGCGGTGGTATGCGTTATAATATCAACTGTGCGAATTCAGTTTTGAGCCAAGTTGATTTCTCCCGAGATATTTTTGATCTTATGGAGAATGCTGCTTCTGCCACTGTTCAATATGGTGGAACAACTTTACCAAACTCTTTCGCAAATGGTTCCAACGCCACTAGCAATATCTGGACTCGTCCTGTTATTGCAACTGGTGCTGGCACCAAAACTACAGCTAATCCAGCTGTTTTCGTCCAATCTACAAATGGTATTGAAGTCTATGTACCTCAATACAACAACAATCCTAGCCGTCTCATACCTTATGATGTGACGCCGGCCAAGGTCAGTAGTAATTACCCCTACTATACCGTTCCTTTTAACGCTATTAGTTGGGATGCTCTTTCTACTGTTACAAACAAGAAGATCTATCGAGCTGCAGCCGAAGACGCCCAACTTGGGTATTTTATCGGCTTTCCAGCTTCCTTGATAGGTATTTCCTAGAATAAGCAATTATGGTTTTTATCCGGAGTAGTTCTCCCGGGGAATTTTCCCATAAGTATGCTTTACCTTTTGGTGCACTTTTATGAAGTCACTGATTACAAACATATTATGAATGTGCCCCAAAAGGTGGAGGCATAGTATGATTTCTGTAATTGGCTTTGTTCATAAACTCACACACGATGTAAAAACCGTGAGGTTGTCATTATACGATCAGTATATTGCCAATCGTTTTTCG